CCATTTGTACCTACGGTAAAAGTTGCTGTATCACTAGTTGAACCTGTCATAGTGATAACTTTACCATCTATTCCAACATCATCTACTGTTAAAGCTCCTGAAACTGCTAATGTTGTTCCATCAAATGTTAAATTTGCTTCAGCATCTAGTTCAGTTGTAGTTGCTCCAACAGTAACAAGTTCATTTTCTGTGGCATTATTTAATGCTGTTACTGTACCTGTAGCTACAAAATCTAAAGTATTATCAGTATCATCATAAGTAACAGTAATATTAGTTTCTGTATTAGAACTAACCATTGCACCAACAGTATCAGCTATATACTCGTTTAATGCTGTTCCATCTACGGTAATTGCGTCAGCTTCTAAAGTTCCATCAATATCTGCATCGCCTGAAATATCTAATGAAGCACCATCTACTTCGCCTGTAACAGTAATACTATCTACATAAGCATCCTTCCATCGTACTGAAGAAGAACCTAGATCAACATCACTATCAGATTGAGGCCCAAATATATTATCGCCTAAGTAGACTTGTTCCACGTTGGCAGCATAGAAATGTATTTCATCAGCAGTTTCAAAATCAATCTTGGTTTGATCATCTTCACCAATTTTTATATCGGTTGCTAATAAGGAAGTAATTGTTGTTTGAGCAGCACCTAATGCAAAGTCTAGTGTATTATCACCATCTTCATACGTAACTGTAATACCTGTTTCTGTATTAGAACCAACCATCGAACCTACAGTATCAGCAATGTATTCATTAAGAGCTGTACCATCTACTGTAATTGCATCAGCTTCTAGTGTGCCATCTATATCTGCGTCACCACTTACATCTAAACTACCTGCATCAAGTTCTCCAGTTAGTGTAATATTTCTAAAACTTGCAACATCTTTATTTGCATCTACTGTCACAACTTTACTAGCAACTACTGTTCCTACAGACGAACCAGTATCACTATAGTTTAGTTCTGTTGCAGTAGCTGTTACGCCATCAAGGATATTTAGTTCTGAAGCAGTAGATGTTACACCGTCTAGGATGTTTAGTTCTGCTGTAGTAGCTGTTACACCATCAAGTAAGTTTAATTCAGCAGCCGTAGATGTCACACCATCAAGAATATTTAATTCAGAAGCAGTGGCTGTTACACCATCCATTATATTTAATTCGGCAGCAGTTGCGCTAATCGCTGTACCATTAAAGTTTATTGCATCTGCATAAAGCGTACCATCAAAATAACCATCTTTAAATTCTAAAGAGCTAGTTCCTAAATCAATATCATTATCAGTTACAGGAACTATAGCACCATCTTGAATTCTTATTTGTTCTACAGCAGCACTAGAAACTTCTACAAAGAAACCCCAACGATTGTTTGTGCCATCAACAACTATTTTATTAAGAAAATCTTGATCTCCAATTATTTCAATATTGCCACCTTCACCAGCACCACCATCATGTTGATGTCCTGTTGTACCAGAAGAGGCATATGAAAAAGCTGTTAATAGTTTATTAAATTCATTGTTGAACAAAGCTGCTGTCATAGTATCGCCATCAGACATACTACTTTGTCTTGTATAACTAGTTCCTGCCATTACTTATCTCCTACCTGAAGGTACATAATTAATGTACATTCCATTGATTGAGTAAGCAGCTTTTTGGTCTTTGCTATATATTCTTAGGTTGGCTGCACTGCCACTGCCTGTTACTGCTTGTCGCACCATAGGGTCTGTTGATCCACCAAATTGAGATGTACCGAATATTCCAGTTCCAAATAAGGAAGGCAACAGTATATTATCTAAAGTTAATTGTGCTGGCTGTGGTATATTTGTATCTTCATAATCATATCTAAGTCTCAAAGATGGCTCAACTTCACCTTCTGGAGTTATAGATATTTTTACATATTGTAAAGTCTTTCTTGTTCCTACATCTCCAAAATCATAATTTGGAGTTTGATATTTAGCTTCAATATCTAATGCTGTACCATCTGTATAAAATTTATCTCCTGAATCATGCGTGTATATATAACCTAAATTATCACCATGATAAAGTTTTTCAACACCATCAGAATTAAAACCAGACGTAATAGCTGGACATTGTATTCCTACTGTCTCAGACCATTCAAAACCGTTTTGTGTTAATGTGCCAATAATACCTTTAGAGGTAGCTGTAGAATCACCATTAGCAGAATAAAACAATCTATATTGTGACTTACTTCTAATAATACAACTACCTATATTAAAGGTAGAATCAGCAGCTATATCATTAATTACAGATTGTATTTGTCTACTAACAGAACCTAATTCAACGTCACCAATTCGAGCTGTACCTGCAACACTACGAATACCGTCTGGTGCTAAGAAAACTAGATCACCTCCTATTTCTTGTATGCTATAATGACTTAAACATCCTACGTTTTTTGCTACTGGTGTTACTACAATAGTACTAGAGTTATTTATATTAGATAATTTAAAAATACTATTTACACAAAATATAAATAAATCACTACGGAAGCTTTTTAAACCTACTACCTGATCTTCAAGCTGTATTGATCCTGATCCTGTAGATGTAAAATCATCTGGATCTAATGTACCACTATAATAAACTGTATTTGGAGCTGTTGAAGCTCCAGCAACTACTAAGTGTTTATCGTGTATAACACCTACGGCTGGAGCTGTTGTACTACTTACTGTAACTTCTTTTGCAAAATAAGTGCGATTACTTAGTACACCTGTCCCTGTCATTTTAAAATAAAAAGGCTTGTTAGCTCCATCACATATAAAAACTTCACCATATGTTGTATCACCTTCATATACTGAAATAGAACAACGCCCTTGTGATGTTCGTGTAAGTGCAGAACGACCTGTAAAGGTTGAATAATTATCTCCACTTCCTGATACACTATCTCTATTTATTTGTAACCAAGTATCTCCATCAAGTGTAAAATAAATATTTGTTCCTGAACATGCAATTAAACCATCGCCATATACTGCTAGACCTAAAAGTTTATTTGAACTGTTTGGTCTAGTATCTCCAAAAAGAGCATAACCACTTATACGTCTATAGCCACCATCAGAGTCTACTTCAAAATTCTGTAAGACTGTGGCTGCCCCAGGCGTAGTTAAAAGTTCAAACTGGTTTAAGTTTGTATTTAAACCACCTTTACAACTAAATCCAAAAGCTTGTGCTGGCATTTAAACTAATCCAACTCTATCGTCTTTCATATAATAAGGAGTAGGTGTAAGCAAATTAGACTTCATTGACTTTATACCTTCTTTATAATCTTGTAATGCAAAAGCTGCTGCTTGGTTATTTTCTTTAAATTGATTTATATAATATCTAGCTCTTGCTATTAATACAGGTTTATATAAATCAGGAAATACTATTGTATCTCCATGAGCATCAAGCTCAGTAGGTAAATCATATGCATAAAACCAAATACGATATACTTTGTCAGGTATTGGACTTAATCCAAATTTACGTGCATCAGGACTACGGAATACTCTTTTAGGTTCTCCTCCTGCGGCATCACCAGCATCATCTGTATTTTCAGATTTTCTGTAATAGTCTTTCCATTCTTCTGTAGTTATAAAACGTAGATTTTCAGCTAAGTAAGGAGCTGATTCACCTGATACGCCTACAGTAGTTACAAGAAAGTTTGACCAATCGACATAGCCATAGTCTGTAGTAAGATTAGAACTGGATGCTTTTAACTCATACCAACGTGTATTGGCTGTTGTTTCTACATAAACATTACCATACATAGGATCAGTTGCACCACTTTCTCCTGTTGCTAAGAAAGGCCAAGAAGGTTCTTCATTAACAATATCTAAATATGCTCTATTAATAGCATCTTTAGCGTGTTGTTGTATTCCAATAGCAGAACTAAAATCCGTTGCAGTTAATACAACTTCATTAAATTCTACTAACAATTCATTAGTTAAATTAAGATATGTAGCCATTAGTAGTCGTTATTATTAACTTTAGTATTTAAACCACCTGCGGCTTTATCACAAGCTTCGGTCATTTTAGCAATAGAGACATAACCTCCTTTTGCATAACCACCTCTAGCTTTCTTTGCTGCTGCTTTCCCCTCTTTAGTATAGGGATACTTTTTACCATCAACTACTGGCATGTCGTTTCTCCTTTTTTCTAAAAATACGATCATAATTATCTTGATATTTATTTTTATCAAAACCTTTACGGAATCGACATTCTTTACTAACTAAGGTTCTTCTAAACATCATTGGATTCTCATCGCTTCCAATTTGATTTCCAGGCATCTTTTATTTCCTTTAGAGTAAAGGGGGTCATATAGACCCCCATAGCTAAATAGCTTAGTCTATACCGTAGAAAGCAGAAACCAATGCTTCGCTACGTAGTACTTTAGCTCCATAAACATGGAGTCCTCGTACTATGTCACCAAAGCTATCGGGATCACGAATTACTTCTGAATTGGTAATCGTCTGAGCTGTTGCAGTTGAAGATATGTGACCAGCAATACACTTACCAGCCGCATTGGAGGTAGATGCAATGTTGTTAGTCTTGTACATATCAAAACCACGTAGCTTTCCAGATGACACTAATCCATTACGGATAGATCCTTGACCAGCGTTATAATCTACTGACAATACCTTAGATGAACTTTGTACTAGCTGCTCATAAAACTCAGGATTAGCTAGGAACCATCGTCCCTCTTCAGGTACATTTTGCTCGTCCAACAATCTTGACATGTGGGACATAACATCAATAGGATCATGTTCGTCAGCCGCAAAACCAATGTCCAAGTTACCAGTACCATCAAAAGTACCAGCAGCTAGGTCAGTTGCACTATCAGAACCAAGTACATGATTAGGACTTGATGTAGATACACCACTAAACATAGTAGCAATTACACCTTCGTCAAATGCGTCACGCAATGCATACGCTGCTGAAGATGATGCAGTCTCACGCCAGTTTACGTGTGACATATTGCTTTCAATGTCATCTACGATAAACTTGAATGCGTTAGCTGTATCAACAACTAGCGTAATCTCTTGGTCAGTCAACTTCGTAGCCGTTACATCTTGGCCTCTTTCATACTGATAAACTGTGATTGTAGGTTCTTTGATGATCTTTACAGAATCTCCAAAGTTCTTAATCTCACCAGCATAGTCAGTATTAGTAATAGCTTCACATACTGAAGACTTCCTGAAGAAGTTAAGTACCTTCTTCGAGTAGACCGCAGGTAGGAAGAACGAGTTGTTTTGACCTGAAACAGAGTTACCAAAGTTTGCATTGGTATCCGTACTCGGCTCAAAATATTGATCGGATTGGTTATAAGCCATTATTCAGACTCCTCTAAAAAATAAAAGACAATTTATCGCACTCTGCCTTCCTGAATAGCTCGATCAATTTCTTGTTCGTTTCTATCATATTCAGCCATAGACATCTGTGCAATTTCCCTCTGCGTCCATATTTTTTCAGGCTGTACTGCATCTACAGTGGTTGTTTTTGTTGACACCATATCTGCGGCAGTTGCCTGTTTTGCAGGACGCTTCGATGATTTAGACGGAACATTAATATGAAGACCTTTTTCCATTTTATAAAGATCAATAGCTCTACTAGCTAGTCCAGCATTATCTGGATTTGCATAGATCCAATCTTGTATATCTTCTGGTTGAAGTTTTGCCCACTCGTGAAATTCTTCATCACTCCGAATTTCTTCAAAGTCAGGATGTCGTTTTTGCAACTCTGCTATAGCTTCACGCTGTACAATTTCTTGCTCACGTTGTTGCAACATATTTACCTGATTCTGAAGTTGTTCTACTTGTTCTGAACTTCTAGAATGTGCAATAGTTTCTACCGTATCATACAGATCTGGATACTGTTGTTTAAACTGTTCTAGTTCTTCTGGAGATCTAGGAGCTTGATAAGTTGGCTGATTTGTAGCCACCAGCTCTTGCTCACGTTGTTTAAACTCAGCAATTTTACTATCGTGATGACGCTTTAAGTCATCATATCTTTTTTTATAGTTGATTCTTTTTTGTTTTGGTTTTTCTGTTTCTTCAGGGGCTTCATTTGAGGTGGCCTGAGGATTTTCAAAAAAGAGTCCATTAGCATCCTCTTTGCTACTTTCAATTGGTGTGTGCCAATCTTTTTTAGCATTGTACGGATTTGCTTTAGGTTCTTCTATTATTTCTTCTGCTTCCATCATCATTACTCCATTGGGGCTTGTCGTTGTAAGGTAGCCTTAAAAAATTAAGGGGCTTATACTACAAGGTAGCCGTAGGTTTAATTTAGATAAGGGGCTGATTAAATCAGGTAGCCTTATCGCTCTCCTATAATACTTGGCATTCGATTAGCGTACATCATTTGCTTTTTCATCTCTGCTTGCTGTTTTAGATCTCCGTACATAAGTTTATCATCCTCTATAGGAGTGATATCTCTTACAGCACCACCTAGTACGGAATCACCTACAGCACCACCAAGTACAAATTTTTGATACCCACCATCCCATGCACGTTCTGCGTCATCCATCATTGTTTGCAGATTGTCAGCACCAAGTTGGTCGGTAGCTTTTTTGGTGAAAACAAATTCACCGTCCGATAACCTTGCAGGTATCGAATCTGAGACACCAGTTCCAGGGCCGTCTACTTCCCCTTCACCAGTAAATTCTGAAGCAGTTAATACTAATTTATCAATAATACTGCTTAGTTGTGGATCAGCTTCTAAGCTCTCCATTAAATATTGTTGTTCTTGTCCTGATAAAGATTCACTAATTATGAAGTCTAGATAACCATCTTCCATTTCATCATCTGGAAGTTGTGAAGCTTCTACTTCTGCCATTTCTTCTGGAGGTATATTTGGATACGTATCTACAGGAACTTCTTCTGTAGGCATCTCTTGTTGCATTAATTCAGGAGGTATAGCCATACCACCTTCTTGTTTTT